ATGCCTTACAGGCGTTGGATAAGTTTAATCAAGCTCCAACGTCGCCGTCATCTGAAGAGATTGACATTACACCCCAAACACCAAGGGATGGAAGAAAACGTCCACCTTTTGCACCAAGTCCAAATACATCTGATATAGATGAACTTGTTCAATATGACCGTGATATAGCGGAGATTGAATATGTTGAAGAACATGGAACTTGTTGGGGTCAGAAACATGAAGATATCCCCCCTGATGAAGAAATTTCTTCTGATTCAGAAGAATCTATCTCAGAATCTGAAATGCAAAAGGATGCAAAAGAGCTTGCTATTGAACAAGGCAAGCCACAAACATTTACTCATCCAGAAGCTATAAAGTTTTTGCATCAAAATAGATACACCCAGAAATTTAGCTTCGGAGGCATAGGTGCCGACAAACAGCCTGCTGATTTGTCAGAAGAACAGAAGCAACCTATACAAGTCAAACAACCACAAACAACTTCTAAGGCTCATAAAAAACCATACATTGGTCCTGAGGAACTAAAGAAAGCTCAGGTTGATTTTAATGAAATGACCAAAGAGAGAAAAGAAAAGATGGAAAGACATAGTCAAGAGATGTATATGACAGGTTTTGGCATGACTCTCTCTACTTGGGTCAGGAATCTTCACGAACTCATTGATAAACACGGAAATTCTTTTCAAGTCATCATTGATGAGATGTTTCGTTCAGTGAAAGATGTTAAACGTGTAGAAGAATATTGGTTGAGCGCAGTAACAGAGTTTTCAGTGAATGAGGCTTATATTGATTTTAATCAATTTGATCTGAATTTGCCCCCATATATGATCTTTAGGGGGTCTTTCAACTACTGTTTTAAGACTCACTACCATCCTGACACAACTAATAAGGCTCTTTGGCTCAGCGGTTCAATGTTCATGACGCAAGAAGGCATTCTTGTGTATGGCGTCCCTAGTAACCACGAATCAATGGCGTGTGGTTATTATTTGCGGAACATCATTAAAGCTCAAGTGTTCCGTGCTTACGCCAACTCACGTAAACTCTCCCTCGAAGAGTTCATCTTCCTAATGCAACATTTGACTGAACCTTTTTCAAATAATAGGAAGTATCAACAAGCTCGCTACAGCGCATGTACGATCTGTAATGGTAGAAAATATCGCGTCAATCAGTTTCAAAGATTTGGCAACAATTTCATATTCGACATCAATGTGCGAATACCTGCAGACCCTTTGTCGCCATTTGTTACAGTGGATTGCAAATGTTCTTCTCTTGGTGATTTGACAGAGGATGATACGATCCTTTTTTACAATTCTGATTGGATGAATATCTCCACAATTTTAGGAGATACGATGCAAGGTGCTGGTTCCGCAACTGATGCCTATATGATGGTACTTATGGCACATCCTCAGTTCACAGATCGATTGCGTCAGCTATACCACCACTATTCTCGTGATGCTGTTTACCGCAACCTACGACCTCATGTCAACTGTGGTTTGTGGCGACCAAATGCAGCTGTTTTCAACCACTTACGTGAGTTTTATGGCCAGAC